CATTGTCATATATACATTCGTGTTAATTGTTGATATGACACTTTCTTAAATCTTGCTTGCTCTTTCGCCCCCGCAACCTGGTTAAGGTAAGCAAGCATGTGCGGTCATGCTCTTATCGCCAAACTATTCCTGTGCCTTGACAGCTAATACATGGTTGATCAATAAAAAGCGTACTATCAACTACATAAGGCTTTCTGTTACCACATCCCTCACATACCGGACACTTGTGCGGCTTCTCATCTGCTTGCTTGTTAATATAATATTTTAGACTTTCTTCTAAGTGCTCGATGCGTTGAGCGTGATCATTAAAAACTAACGATCGGCCATAAGCATTGCATGTCTTATCAATATTCTCGTACATCTTATCCCAATTGCACTCACACTTAGCGCAATATTCAGGATGACCGTATAAAGTCTGATGACATATACAGATACACTCTTTCATGTAGCAAACGCTCATAATCCAGCCTTAGGATAATTATGTCCAATTTTCCACCCACAATATGGACATTTAATTTTATGAAAATAATAGCATGCGCTCATTTAGCTAAAGCCCTATAAAATAATTCTTCATTCTTCAACTGTGATTCAGGCGAATTGGCTTTTAACCTTTCCGCCTTCTCTTTAGCTGTCTGAATGCCTGGAGTTAATTGCTTTATGCGATTGTCACCAAAGTATTTATTTTCCACAATTTATTCCTTTAAGTCTTATATCAACAATCCCATCTACTAGATAATCTTGATAGTAATCTAAAAGAGATTTATCCAGAGATTTAGCAAGTAAATCTCTTAAGCTTTCGCAAAGAAATTTTGTTTGATTATCAAGATCGTCTTTATCCATTATGGTAATACCGTCAATGTCACCACGTTATCAGCAGCAATCACTGGCTTATACCATTGGTGACCATCTGAACCCACAGCTGCAATAAAGTCAGTAGCGAGAACGCTAAAACCTTGTGACTTCATGTAAGGGTTAAGATAACCAGCGGTAGCAATCTGAGCTAGTGTGTTATTAGGCGCATATAGATGACCAATGCGTGGGACTACTTGATCATTTTGGCCTGGGAAAACTATGTTCCAATTCTTGATAGACATAACTAAATTCCTTTTAAGTTAAATATCTTTCCATCTTCTTCCATGTTTTATATCAAAAACAGTATTTTGACTTACATTATAATCTTTTGCTATGTTCCTTTGTGAGTCAGATCCCTTAAGTCTCTTTTTTATTGCCTTTATTTCTCTTACTGATAATTTGGTGTGATTTTTACTGGCACATTTACTTCTTGTTAATTTTACTACACTTAATCTTTCTATTCGATCTTCTTCGGTGTCAATATCAGGCCAAAGTTTACCGCTATTTATATTATTAATAGTTCTATCACTAACACCATATACTTTAGATAGACTTACCATGGTTTCGCCATCTTTTATTCTTTTCCTTATATCTCTTACTTGAATTTCATTTAGTTTTGAGTTTGGCCTAAAAGGGGCATGTTCAAACCTAATACCTTTCTTAAAATTCCCCCTTCCTTTTTTAACCATATCATTTGTATTATCTTTTGCAGTGCCTAAAAACAAATGCTCTGGATTAACGCAAGCCGGATTGTCACACTTATGACAAACCATCAATCCATTTGGAATTCTCCCTATCTCAAACTCATAAGCCAAACGAGAAGCTCGCCTATTTTTATAGCCTTTTAAAGAACATAACCCATAACCTTTTCTATCTTTTGCGCCATTCCAATTTAAGCAACCGTTATTATCGGGCAAATCTATCTTGGAATAAAACATAATCTTTTCTTTCATAATATATCACCTAAAATTCACATGATATATTACATCCTATTATCTGACCAGCGAAATACAGGGTTAAACATATCTACAACAGGCTTCTGCGATGTTTTGTCCTCTGAGATCTTATCCGCCGCAAATTCCATCGCAATATATTGTAGGGCATCATGAGGGTGTGATGAAGCATTCTTGTGAGGTATTTCGCGATAACGTTCTTCACCTGCCACAGAAATTCTTTTATAGCAGTAATCCTTTGTAAAGCCGCGTCTAAGGGTTGGCGCTCCCTTCCTGGATAGTATAAGTCCAGGTTGACCATCCACCATACGGTTAAGAAAATACCGACTAGAGCCAATACGTGGATCAAGATCGTTGGTTCTTCCACCATGCGTCACTATCCCTAAGTTATTAAGCGTACCTATACAGCTTAACTCTTCCATGATCTCATCTGATTTTATACCAGAAGGATCAGCGCGTGATATACCTATTTTACAATAAGGGAAATCCCTAGATAGACCAGGTAATACTACTGATTCCGCAAAAGTCTTAATACCCATGTCTTCGGAAGTATATTCTTTTAAAATGCGCAACTGTCCACGCGGGGAGAATTGCACAACAACACAAGCGGGTGTCAATCCAAAATCCCAGCCAAGATGAATTGGATCGCCTTGTATAGCTTTAATCTCATCTGTTGAATGAATGTCATCGTTGTATTCTGGATAAACTAGCTTACCAAAACCAACTGATCCATATTCACCGAGACAGAATACTTTGATGAATTGTTCAGTCTGGCCAGTCGCATTTGTTAAGTAATAATCTTTATCTTGAAGGTTGCCGATATTGTCAGCATCAGGATTAGTGAGCCATTTACCATCCTTATCCTTAATCAAACCAGGTGGCTGATGGAATACTTTATAGCCCGGGATTTGTTCTTCTTCGAACTGTTTGTAGATCCAATGATCGTAATCAGGCGGATTGGTATCTGCAATAATGACAGGTTTGTAATGTTCGGGACAATCCGCTTTACTGGGATATCGTCCTACACGAGTCTTTAAATGTGATAATGCGCCTTGCGGAACTTCGGATAATTCATTGATATAACCGCCAGTGAGCTCAAACGATTTAAGTTTTTTAAGATCTTGCTCACGATCTAATGCTAAGAAGATTAGCTCAATCTCAACTATCCCTTTACCATCATTAAAGGAATGCTCATAGGTGAGTAATGGCTTTTGACGTTTGTAGATATCGCCCAATTCTCCAAACCAAGCTAGCCAAGATTGTAGGGTCGTAGAGTAGAGCTCTCCACTTGTATTTCTGATGATTCCCCATCGTGACCTTCGTCTTCCATTGTGCCATATAGGCATACTACAGCTTCGTCGGACGATTTCATTAAGACACCATGTAGTCTTCCCACTTCCATAAGGCCCCATAATGAGACGCACAAAGTTATCGTCATAATGAGCAAGTAAACCAGTAGCAGTGGGTATATAAATCTTATTCTTATCGCTTGCATAGATTTCTGTTCTCTCATTATCAATCTTTAAGTGCTGATATGACCTTGCATTAAGCCCACTTTGAAGTGCTTGAAATCTCTGCTCACGTGATTGCATCATCATGATGCTTTATCCTTAATCGCTGGATCATCACGCAACTTCTCATGCGTTGTAAATCGCGCACCACAGCGCAAGCACTCGCGTCTACGCTCAATTAGATTCTTAAAATCATTGTGTTTTGTATATACCACCGACGTATCGGGGTAATCGCAATGCTTACATTGCATATCATTTTACTAATTTCATTGCTTTCAATTCAGCCGCACTTGCCATCTTTGCTTTGCTTGGGCGCTCTGGATTGATTGAATGAGACATAGTGCCAGAATGATATTTAATCTCGCGTTTGGGTGGGTTTAATTTGGGATAACTTGCTGGATTCATGCCCGATAAATCAGGGTATCCAATGGGGGAATTGTCAGGTGTTAGGCTATTTGGTAACTCAAAATATGGGGTTTTGTCTTTCATCTTATCCATGATGATCTTTCCTTATCGTTACTTTCGCATTCCTGAAAGTGTTCTATTCGCTATAACTTTTTGCACTCTGTTATCTACTTTGGGCTTCGATAACTTACTCTTTTTTGCTGTTGGTGCTGGCGTCTTTGGAATCGATTTCGTTAGCTTCGCCATTAGAATTTCCTTTTCTTTGTTCAGATTCAAGCTTTGATAAACGTTCATTGAAATCAAGATCGGCTGCTTTATTGCTCCAATGTTTCCACCATCGGCGCTCTAAAATCCATGCAGAGCCTTGCCATCCCTGATCAGCACCGCGCACTCTTTCAAGCAAAATACGCATAGAATCTGCGGCAGTCTTTTTAAATGCCACGGAAAATCTTGCTTTTTCTGTCAGTTTATTATCAAGGATATCTTGCAATCCTTCATTCACCCATTCACGCAAAGTATCGTAATGAATACCGTTTTCTTCGGCGCAAAGTGTTAAAGGGAGACAATCGGAGGCGCTTTTTAAAATAGCATCGCAGAGTTCGGGGCAGAATTTAGGGGGACGACCAACAGGGTTGGAAATTTCCTTTTCAGACATTAGCTTGCAATCCTTTGCAAAATTTTGATAAGTATGAACTATTATTGTACTAAAATATAGCCTCTTTTGATTCTCTTTTTAGTTATTTTCTCAATCTCACAATCCATAGATTTTCTATCGTCCAACAAAATAGTGCGAACGAGGCTACAATTCCTACCCCCGCGAGTAACCACCAAACATAGCTCATTGAACATATCCTTCTGCACGCTGAGATAATAAAAACGCCCATTGGTAGGGTTTTCAAACTTGATCATAACACCTCGGATAGTTGCCCATCCGTGGCGTTTAACTAAAGTATAGTTTACTTAAAACCCACATTTAATGTAAGTGTACTTTAGTTATTGCTCATAAGCCCTATTAAGCCATCCATCAATAAATTCATTCTGCTCAGGATATCTCGCAACAATCGTTCGATAGTCCCCGGCACATTCTGATCTTAAAGTAGATTCTATATGGCCATCCAAATAATTAATATAATGAAGGGTATTGCTCCCCAAAATACCATCATCTTTAAGAATAGATCGATCTTTTGAAATCGCCCATATTGCTCGCTGAACGCATTTAATCGCCGGTGCAATGCCCATATGAATCGCCATAGAAAAAACATAATTACAAACACCTTGATCATTTATCATCTCGAAAGGGGCATGCTGCCAGAACTCACCATGAAAGATTTTGCGGGTTTGGTCGTCGGTTAGATCCATGATGGTCATCTCATTGGGTTCGGAAAAGATCCCATAAAGTCTGAGTTTTTCTGTTGGAAGACTTTTTAAAAAACGTAGAGAAACACCCCTGTTGGTGGCACCGCCTCGGTCTTTAGGGTTGTCTGAAAAGCCCCCTTCGTTATCCAAAACATATTTAACCGCCATCTCGAAAGTCGACATCGTCTTCATCCTTGAATGAGTTCCTGCTCATGATCGTATCACAAGGTTTACCACATTCATTACAAACGTAAAAGGCGGTTCCTTCATCGGCAGAATAGACGTGAATGGTTTGCTTACAACATCTTGAAATTTCCATTTAATAATCTTCCATGTTAAAAAAATCCCCTCGGGTCATGGAGGGGGTCGGTCATATGTCAATTTTAGGGAAACGCGAGGATTCGACCAACTAAAGGACACTATTTTTGCTACATAGGAACTCAAGGATAGGGTAAATATACGTGTAAAATCCAATACCCGCAATAAAAGAGAAGACGAAAATGATCAAAAATATCATCGCAAGTCCCTATGCCGCTTTCTTCGTAAAAGAAATATAGTGCAAAAAATGCTCTTTAGCGTGCTCAAATCCTTCGGCAACCTCTGCATAGTAATCATGCTCGCGCAAATAAGAAAGCCAATCTATCTGATCGGGAGTCAGTCTTCCGCCCTTGCTGCGCTTCATCTCGATAAAGAACCCATGGTAAGGCCCACTAGGGATCGGTACCTGCACATCTGGGAAACCCGCAGCTACACCCATCCTCTTAAAGTTGAGCGCCTCCAGCACGTGCCTGTGGCCGCCATTGGCACTTCCAGACACCCTATACCCCTGCTTTCTCAACCACACCACAAACAGAATCTGTTCGTGCCGCTCCGTTGGTATCACTTCTTTGACAATCCTTGTCATGTTCAACCTCTCTGTAAAGCTTCTTTAGTTCATCCATGTACCTAATCCGATACTTCTTACTCTTTTTTGACCATTCGTACTGCTTCTCGATATCACGTTCCATGTGAAACTTTCCTTCTACAGTAAAACCTCCAAATTTTATCTACAATCAATTTTCTTAAAACCCGCTACCCTAACATCAAAAAACAAAGATCGTTTAATATAGGCTAATCAATTAAGCGAGAAGGCATCAATTATATCCTGATTAGAATATGTAATCAGTTTTGCCAAAATATCCTCATCACTCTGCCCTGAATAAAATTTTCTCATAATCTTTTTTAGTTCACTAAATTTTTTGGCCACCTCTCGATGGCATTCAGACCATGAAATCTCTTTAAAATAAATATCCTTCAGCTTTTCGCACACCGATTCCCCTAGTGTTATCACCCGATATTTCGCTTCCATGCGATTTATCCCCTATTTGTTTTAATCCAAGTGCCTTCATTTGTCGTTTAAGACGAAATTCAGACAAAATTTCTGGATAATATAATTTCGCTTTAGACAAAATAGCCTTTTCTGTATCATTTTTTAGCGACCAACTGCCAAGTCGATCATAGAGCTCTTTGACTATGGGATGATCAAACTTTTGCGAAATGGCAAGCTGAATAGCATCATGAATATTAGGAAGACCTAATTTTTGATCACATTTTTTTATAATCTCAGCCATTGAAGGAGGCCATTCGGATTGCGCTTTGCATTCATTAAAAGCCTGTACAACCAATTCTTTATCAATTCCAGCTAAAGCTTCCATCCATTCTCTATACCAAATCTCAAGGATCTCGGGCGTTGTATGAATCGAAGTAAATTTAGTCCCATAAGCTGTAGCAAAGCGCACATAAAGCATTCTTATATCAGATAATGAGCAATAATTTTCCATTTTAATTGCTCCTGCTATTAATCAATACATTATTTATGCCTTGCTCCAAAGCATTGAATTTTTTATTAGCAATTAGGTTATTTCTGGTAAGCGTTATTTCATCTTGCCAGCGTTCGTTTCGTAGGTAGGTTGTTGGATGAGGTATGTATTGAAGGTTTTTCCATTGAACGTCATTCAAAACCTGATTGATGAGATTATTTATAATTAAATCACATTTTTCGTGAAGCTTCTGTTTAACCCAAATATCATAAGATTTTTTCTTGTCCTTCTTCCTCGGATAGACATTCCAGAATTTTTCAAAACTCTCTTGCGCAAGCTTGTTTGCGCAAATGCTCTTGTTTATATCTGTGTTTATATCTGTGTTTATATCTGTTTCCTTTATACATTTGCCTTTTTGGTCAATACCATTTGCCCGTTTGGTCAATACCATTTGCCCATTTGGGCAAATCGAGAAATTAAGGAGTTCGCATGCTTTTTGGGTAAATGTATACCAAGAAGTTTGATCGTGTTTGTTTTGATTATAATTGCCTTTTTCGATAAGGCCATAATTTACACAATGATCAATTATTGTTCTTACTTGCTTTTCACTCCAGTATGGAAACAGTCTCGAGTAAGCCTTTACAGAATTATAAGTCCAATATTTGCCATCATATAAATGCTTTTCATTAGCTACATTCTTTTGTAGCCAAAAAAGCATATTGTTTAAAAAGATTGCTACGTTTACGCCATATTCTGCGGCAATAGAAATATCGAACATATGATTCATTTTATAAATTCCTTAATGTAGGGGGTTGACCGAGTCCGTGGGCAACGTATAATGAGGGTTGCTCACGGAGAGCGCGGTGAAACCAATCTTTAAACCCTCGTGCGACAAACACGAGGGGTCTTCTTACTCCCCACATCTTACTTCATCATTTATCAATTTCCCACTCGTGCTTTGGATCTGGGATAAAAACCATAGCGCAAGCGGCGATATCTGCAAAATCATAGGTTCTAACAATCCATCCACCAAAAACTTTTGCTCTATATGTTCGAAACGCATGCGGTTCACATACCTGTATCCACTTAAATTCCATAAATCCCCCTTAAATTAATTGAATTACCCCTCACACCATAGTACTATACGGTACATAGGTACAATAATAGCACATCAGGATTAAGGATTAATACATGCAAAATCACAAAGAAGAATGGATAAACTTACATGTCCGTTTAGGTGAAAAACTATACAATAAAATGCACAACGCATCATTTATACATAAAATATCTAAAGCTGAGATCGTTAGGGTAGCATTAGAAAAATATTTACAAGAACTCAAAATAGCTTGACTGTAACTGGTACAGTGGTACAATACAGTTATTAAATAAGGAGAACACAAATGACTGAGCGCGAAAAGATGACACTGACAAAATATGATTTATTTTACGAAGGAAGGTTGAGTAAAATAGAAACAATGTCGGAAAAAATGCAAGAAGATGTGAGAGAAATAAAATCAGACATTAGATGGATGATGGGTGTTTGGATCTCTATAAACTGCATCATGATGGGACTAATGGCCAAGGGATTTAATTGGTTTTAAAGATCACTAAATGTTTATAACCATATAAAACGTTATAGAACTATATAAAACAATAAGGGACAACATGACTGAGTATGATATACGCAACATATCTAACATCAAGGTAAACAAAGACTGTTATAAGTCATTAAAGAAGTTGAGCATTGATAAAGAAGTATCACTTCAACAAGTAGTTAGAGAAGTATTAGAACAATATACAACTAAAAAGATTAAACAGAACAAGGACAAAGATGATGACAACAATACGATTTAATCCACTTACCTACTCACGCAAGCTTATGGATGCTGGTATGAAAGAAGATTGGGCGGAAGTGATTGCTCAAGAACAAGCCGATATAGTGTCTAATATTCTTAATAACGAAATGGTCACCAAGAATGATTTTATTGATGTAAAAAGAGATATCTTTTCTTTGAAGCACGAATTCAAACAAGTAGAAAATAGATTAACAATTAAATTGGGCAGCATCATGTTGGTAGGAATAGGAATACTAGGATTTATACTCAAACACTAAAACACTGGTAGGCAAAGGGGTGCAACCCTTACCTACCCACATAAATAGCCACCTACAGGAAACTTAATATGCGTGCAAGCAATATACATCAAGACATTAACTTTTCACAAGTACCTAAGGATAGGGACTACAACATGCCAGGAAGGGCGTTCTTACAACTCATACATTCTCTAATCAATGAAAGCGCTACTAAAACAGTAGACGGATATGAACTGTCCATCTATGACCTAACATGTGATGAGCAGAAGTTATTACTGTCTCATGTTGTTAGTGCTGATGACTACCAATGGGTTTGTTCACATCCTTCTCGTCTTGAAGCACAGATGCTAGAGAGTTGTAAGTATCTGCAAAGCCTGTTCGACAAAGAACTAGATGAAATGTATCACCGCGACATTTATGAACAGGGCTATACATTAAGAAGAACAGACCACGGCGACTTCTGCACGGATAGAAGATGAAGAACTTTCTAGTCCTATTAGGCGCAATTATTTTGTTTATAGAGATCTACCACTGTTTAATATTAATTACTAACTAAGAGATTAATTACTATGGCCTTAAAAGCACGCAAACCAGAGTTAAAGAAGTCACGATTCAAAGCATTAGTGTATTCCAACACTGGAGTTGGCAAGACCCACTTTTGCTGTTCATTCCCTAATACCTATTACATCGACACGGAAGGTGTACAAGATTATCAACATTTTGTGCAAATGATCCTGGACAATAAAGGTGATCTTATAGTATTAAAAGACCTTTCCGAGATTATCAATGAGGTCAAAGAATTAATGTCTGTTAAACATAACTACAAAACATTAGTTATAGACTCCTTATCTTTCCCATGTGGACAGTTATCAAACCTAGAAGCTGAAAGGTTGTCCAAGAAGACTAAAGAAAGTGAAGGCACAGAGTTTGGTGCTAACTTGGCTAAAGGCAAAAGAATGACATTTCATCTTGGTATACTTCTATCAAGGTTAGACATGAACGTTATTGTAGTTAGTCACGAAAAGACCCGTTACGTACAAGGCGCTGAGGTTGGTAAGACTTATGACATCAATGAGAAGATGGCTTATTCATTGGGCACTATCCTTCACTTAAGACAGCAAGGTGCATCTAAGAAGGCATTCATCGAAAAGTCTAGATATACACAGTTACCAACAGGGCAGCTTATAGACTTTGATAATGGTTATAAGACCATATTAGATTCTTTTGGTGAAGGTATCTTTACTGATGAATCAACTGCCGAGACATTAGCGACTAAAGAACAAGTTGATACTTTAATGCGATTGATTGTTGAGCTTAATGTGTCTGAGGAAAATCAACAAAAGTTACTTATCAAAGCAGA